GTGTGGAAATCACTGAATAGAATGTTTAAGAAACCTTCTGTTTCGTATAACAAGGATGATTTTACCAGAGCAAAGAGTATAATCAAAGAGGTATTAAAACCATTCTTCTTGGATGGTTTACAATATTCCCCTGAGATAACTCCGGACGCAGTTCCGGGATGCTGGTGGAAACATTATGGATTTAAAACGAAGGATGAGGTCTTGCGACATCCATTATTTTGGAAGTCCCATGTGGAAACTCGCAATGGAGAGAGAGAGTACCCTCCGTACTCGTGCTCCGGCAAGCGAGAATTTTTATCCAAAGAGGAATTGAAGGAGAAGAAAATTAGGACTTTCCTGATTGCGCCCCTCGAATTATTGTTGGATGAGAAGTTTTTATATGGAACACAAGATAAGAATATGAAGAATTACCAACCTGGATGGATCCGTTATGGATTGAACATGCATGATGGAGGCTTTGATCGGTTCATTAAAGGACTAATTTCAGAGTTCCATGTTGAATGGGATATATCAGGGTGGGATAGACTTCTATCGATTCTCAAGGATGTTATGGATCTTCGGAACGAATGCTTGGAAGAGTCTCTGGGCCCAGAAATGTGGGAACAGATAAAACCAATAGCCGAGCGCGTTACGGAGGCGGTTGTCAATCACAAATTGTTGTTACCAAATGGTGATGTGGTACAGTGGAACTGGTCGCAGATGTCTGGAGACGGAATGACGACGAGTAACAACTGTATCGCACATGCGATTATATTTGCTTATTTGCTTATACAGGCTTGTCCTGAAGCATCGGATGAACAAATTAAGAAACAGTTAGCTAATCTATATGGGGATGATGTTCTTGCTGGATTGCAGGAAAAATTCTCAAAAATGAAAAGCGAAGAATTCGTTAATTCAGTCTATGGGCAATTTGGTTTGAGTGTAAAGAAAGGTACTTTCAAATGTCAAGATACTCCTATCGGGATGTCCTTTTTGGGCGCTACCTGTAGAGCATTTTACTATAGAGGAAAACCTTATTTTGCACCTTCTTACAAGCGTGATCGTATAATCACTGGCCATGTCTGCAGTTTGGATCCACTTGACTTAGATGCTGAGCTTATGAAACAATATTCACTCCTTGAATTGGGGTGGTATGATTGTTATGATGAGATTAGTAAATATCTTAGTTATTTATTGAAACGTCCGGAAACCAGTTCAGTTTTGACAGCTTTTCGAGCGGTGGGAATACCATCCAGGGAAAAACTGAGGAACAGGTGGTCGGGCATTTCGGATTCTTACTAGCGTGCCTTTATTTTTTTTTGGTGCGCACTAGGCGGAGGAGGTCGGCGTGAATACAATTATGGCGACAACAAATGTGACAGCGGGACGAATGCCCCGCAAATCTAGAGGCATTCTAAATGGTTTACTCCAGGGTAAACAGGTTACGCCCGAAGGGGTTGCTTTCCTAATCGCAGCGTGTGATCCTTTCCACGATGAACCAATTGATGGTTTAATGGGTTATCCTGATATGACTGCTTGTCGGTCTAATGTTCAGGTTGTGACTCAAACCACGTCGATTGCTTCACCATTTGATGATGGTATCACTCCTTGGGATTTGCATGTTCCATTCATGCCCTTAACACCGTGTTTTACTCAGGATTATACACTTGATGGCAAATTGGCCAAAGAAAAAGTGCCTGAGGAAATTATCGATTTGAAAATTGAGGGTAGTGTGGATAACATAATCTACAAGAAAGTGTTACGTTCAATGGAGAAGGGAAAACGTGATGTTGTTTTTTCAAGAACTGCTTTGATGCATGTTCCTGACGATAGTGAAGATTATTTTTTCAAAAGTGGGGATAACGATTTTGTTATCCTAAAACCAAAAGATGAGAGGATTTCGTTGAACAAGTCAACCGAAAAGGAGGATAGTTCAAAAAATGTACTCAATACGGGTTTTCGAGCACGAAGAGGGAAAAGAAAAGGTGTGTCACCTGAAACGGTGATAGAAACCAATTACTTTCGAACA